CCGTGCCGGTGGACCAAGTCCATTGCAGCCACCGTTCCGGGCGCGGAAGGCAGGATCGCCAAGTCCCTCTTGAGAAACAAGGCGGCGGCCATCACCGTGTCGATGTCGCCGACCTGCCGGACAGCGAAGTCCAGTGGCATTGGACGGCCCAGGATCAAGTCCTCGTAGAATCTCGTGAGTGCGCCGGGCGCGAGGGGGCTGAACTCCGGCCCATGATGCTCGTAGACGAGCTTGGCCGGATCAGCGAGGTCGGCAATCAGAGACCCCGTCTCGAAGGCGATAGCCCCCTCGACCGGCCCTTTGAGAGCCGGGTCGATGTGGACGTGGAACTCCAGTTCAGGGGGCACGGTTGTAGCTGTACTCCATTGCCGCCTCGGGAGGCTGCACTTCGACGGCCTTGGGCGGCTCGCCGACCCACTCGATGCCCGCCTCGCCGATGAACCGGCTCGTGGTCGCGGGCTTGCCCAGGTAGGTCTGAGCCGGAGCCACGATGGTCACCGACTGCTCGCCGCGCGTGATGGCGACGTAGGCCAGACGGCGTTCCTCGTCATAGGCCGTCTCGTCGGTTGCCGCGAGCTTATCGGTGCGGAAGTTGGGGAACACCCCGCCTGCCATGCAGACGTAGATGTGCTTGGCTTCCAGACCCTTCCAGCCATGAACCGTTCCGACCAGGACAGCGGGCTCCTTCCAGTCGTCCTTCTCGTCGGGGGTCTTCTTCTGGACCTTTTCGTTGGCGGCCTTCATCTTCGTGATGAAGCCCAGCATCTGGACCGGGTCCGGGCAGTTCTTCGCCATCCGCATCAGGGGCCGCAAGGGAGCCAGGGCCGCATCCCGGAGAGCTTCTGACGAGGGCTCGATATTCCCCTCGTCCTCGATCACGTCTTCCTCGTTCACCATCTCGACCAGCGCGTCCTCGAACGTGCCCTTCGGGCCGCGAATCGCCAGGATAGACCGGATGAGATCCTCGGAGTTGCCCAGGGAGCCCGAAGCCTGAAGGCCCCGGATTGCGCTCGCGTACAGGGAGGCATTGCGGTTGCGCCATTCCTGGGAGCCCGCATAGACCGCCCCGCCCGACAGCAGGTAGTCGCGGAAGTTCATACCCGCCGGGACGCGCGAGAGACCGGCGGCGAACATCCGGTCGAGCATGAAGCCCGGCGTCATGTGAGCCGTGACCGCCGCGCTATTGACCGCGTCGTCATCGGTGGAAACCATCATGGTCATCCAGGCGATGAGGGCCTTGACCAAGGGCTTGCCGAAGTAGCCGCCCTCGGACCTCTTGAGCATGCGGTAGGGCACCATGCGGGAGATGAGCGCCAGCGTGAAGGCGTCGGCCTCGGCGTTGTTGCGCACGAGAACCCCGAACTCCTTGGGGCTCTGGCCTGCATCCACGAAGTTCCTGATCTCCTGGGCCACTTCCTCGGCCCCGTCCTCATGGGTCAAGGCAGCACGGGCCACGATGTTTCCAAGACCCTTGCGGGGGTCGGCCTCGCAAGTCATGGGGATCTGCCGGTCGCCGTTGAAGACCATCAGCTTGTTGGCCGCATCCACGATGGCCTTGCCCGAGCGGAAGTTCATCGTGATGCCCAGGGTCGCGTAGCCGGGCAGCTTGGTCAGGCCCACGTAGTTCTGGGGCCGCGCGCCACGGAAAGCGTAGATGCTCTGCTTGTCGTCGCCCACGTAGGCCAGGACCGAAGCCCGCGCGCCAAGAAGCCCGAAGAAGTCGAACTGGATCTGGTTCAAATCCTGCGCTTCGTCCACGATTACCACCGGGAAGCGTTTCTGCATGAAGGCCAGCGTCCGGGGTTCGGTCTGAAGGATGTCCAGGGCCTTGATAAGCTGGTCCGTGTAGTCCATGCACGGGGCGTACAGGGGGTCGTTCTTCTTGAGCCACTCGTAGGCTCCGTACAGGGCCGCGACGAGCCGCATGAACCCCTCGGTCTGCCCGTAGGTCTGCCACGCATCCTCGACGGAGATGCCGCTGTTCTTGAAGTTCTCGACGGCCAGCGTTGCCCGCTTGATTCCGAAGGGCTTGCCCTCGTCATCGACGAGCTTTTCCCCCAGGTTGAACCACTGTCCCACGGGGGTCTTCCAGTAAGGGCTCTGGCGGTCGCCCTCGAAGTCGCTTTCAACCTTGACCGGCACAGCCTCGACCACGGCGATGTTGCCATCGTCATCGTAGGCATACCGGCGGCAGAAGCCCCGCTGCCTGTTCAAGGCAGCCATCTGCTTGTCGGAGAGGGTCCGGCCCTGGCAAATCTGCTTGTGCAAGCTGGCGAGGAAGTTCTGTCCCCGCCAACCTGGAATGGCCTCGATCCCAGCCAGAACCTCGCGGTTCGCCTTCAGTTGTTCGGCGTAGACCTCTGCACTCAACTCGACCTGCTTCATGGCGAGCTTGAAGCACTTGTCGGCCATCTTCGTGCTCTTGCACTGGGCCTGCAACTCCGGGTGCGCCGTCGTGATGACCATGCGCGCAATAGCGTGCGTCGTGCCGATGTTGGCCCCGATGACCCGAGCCCGTTGCTCGACACGCCCTTCCAACTCCGAGCTTGCCGCCCGCGTGAACGAGCAGGTCAGCACCTGATCAGGCCGGTAGCCATGCTCCTGGACCAACGAGGCAATCCAGGCCACTGCTGTCTGGGTCTTGCCTGAACCAGCCCCGGCCGCCACAACGACCTTGCCGCGCGACATGACGACGGCGGCTTGTTCGGCCGTCAAGCCGAAGCGTTCCACAACAGGGCGGTCTTCAACGAAGCGCTGGGCCATGGGAGTCCTTGACTTAGGGGCAGCCATAGGAAGTACACCGTTCATGCCCCGACTACAACCAGAACCCGGACTCGATCAACCCCAAGACAGACGACTCCCTGCCCGAGGGGGGAGGAAAGGCAGAGAGTCGCAAGTTTGGTGGGGATCAGATGCGGGCGCGCAGGTTGAACGTCAGCACGAGGTACAGCAGCGGGAAGATCGGCTGGTAGTACGCCTCGAACCGAAGGACCGTAGGATCCTCGGGGTCGATGCTGGCCGCGAGTCCGGTGAAGGCTGCAACGATCTCGGCCTGAACGAGTTGCCGGAACAAGCTCGTCATGGAGACGACCACTTCGCCCGTGCGGGTCGGCAGGAACTTGGTTCCCACGAACGTATCGAGCGAGAAGCGGCTCTGCTGCTGGATGTAGTCCGCGATCTGCGTGACCGTGGGCAGCCGAGTCAGGACGTTCGCCATGTTGGTGGTGAGGCCCTGCCGGATACGCACGATGGGATCGAGGTCTTCGAGGATGGTGACGCCCGCGACGGCCGTCTGGTTGGCCTCGACCGGGTCCATGATGCGCGGAATGCGCGTGAAGCCCTGGATCTTCCTACGGGTGTAGGGCGTCGCCACGTCCACCGCAGGACTGACTACAGCCCCGGAGCAAGCCGCAGCGAAGAAGCTGCCGTCCACCAGGGACTCGTAGCTCTGGCCGAGTTCGTCGGTCAGGGTGATGACTGCACTGTCCGGGTAGAAGGCGATGATGCGGTTCGAGACCAGGGCCTTGGCAACGCTCTGGGCCGAGATGGGCGTCGTGCCGCTCGCGAACCCGAGGAAGCCCATCCTCTCGGACTGATTGCGGATGTTCGACTGGACTTCGCAGTGCTGAGTCAGGTGCGCGAAGACTGCCGTCGAGTTCGACAGCGGGACCAGGATGTCCGGCTTGATGTTGCCGGGCAGCGGGGTCGCGAGGTCGTCGATGGCCTGGATGAAGTCCTGGTCGCTCGCCTGATTGGTGTTGGGCACCTTCAAGACCTGCTTGATGCCCACCAGGACAGCCCCATTGAGGATGTCGAGGTACGCCCCGAGCGTGACGCGGTTCTCGGCGCTCGTCGGGCCGAAGTTGGCCTCGATGGTCTTGAGTTGCTGGAAGATCCGCGTGCTGAAGTCCTGCTTCAGGTAGCGGTAGGTCACGAAGTAGAAGTCGCCGACCTTGGGTTCGACGCCGCCCGGATGGAACGTCTGGAGCGTGCCCGTGTCGTTGACGCCCACGCCCACGGTGTTCGAGACTGTGAACTCGACGCCGCCGATGGCGAGCAGCGGGATGCTGGGGCTGACATCGAAGGTCGGGCTGACCTTCAGGGTGAAGCTGCCGCCCAGCGTGTACGAGCCGGTCAGAGCCGGAAGGACCGTGAACCGCAGGCCCGTGCGCGTGTCGGTGTAGGTCTGGCCGGGGATGCCGGTTCCGTTCGATCCAGCCGTGTTGCTCGATGAGACGACGAAGTTGTCGTAGGCGTCTTCGCCGTTGTCGCCGTCCGTGCCGGGGGTGATGCCCACACCCGTCGTCGCGTTGAAGGCGCTCTGCGCTCCGGTCACGAAGCCGATGCTGGAGGCTGCCGCGCCCACCGTCAGCGACTCGATGGTGAGGTAGGTCGCGCCGTTGTAGGAGGACGGGTAGGCCACGGCACCCGCCAAGAAGCCCGCCGTGCTCATCAGTTCGTCCACGACTTCCTGGGCCGTGACGCGCCCCTGGCTGGCCTGCTGGCTCTGCGTGAACCCGAGGGTCGCGTTGGCCGTGCCGTCGAGGATGATGAGCGAACTGTCGTCCGTGTTGATGTTGCTGGTCAGGCGGACCTTGTTCAGGTTCGTCAGGGTGCCGACGCTCGCGATGGTGACCGTGGGCAGACCAGGGATACCGTTGATGAGGCCGATGATGGTCGCAGCCGAGAGGCTACCGGCCGGAGTGAGCGTCACCTGATAGTCCGTCCCGTTGAGGCGGAACTTGAAGACATCGTTGACGCCAGCCGTGATGGTGAACGGCCCGACCGTCGAGCCGAGGAGGGTCGCAGGCTTGTTGACCGCGCCCGGCGTGCCGGAGGCCGCCTGGAAGGTCGCGAAGCCGAGGGTCGTCTCGCCCGTGCCCTGTCCGATGGACACCGTGGCCGCGTGGTCGAACCCGCCGGGGAGGACCGCCGGGACCGAGATGCTCTTGATGTAGAAGATCACGTCGCCCGTGGCAGGGCCGATCTTCACGAAGCCCGCGACAGGAGTCGCGACCGCAACGTCGATGGCCGTCACGATGGCACCCGGAGTCTGATTGCCGGTGGGCAGAGTGACCGGGTAGGTCACGCCGTCGATGATCAGGCTGAGCACGTTGGCCGACGCGGGGATGTTGATCTTGCCCGTGTCCACGCCGCCCTGGATGACGGTGACGTGGCCGCCCATGCAGAACGCTTTGGTCGCTGCCGTCAGGACCGTCGTCTGGTTGCCCACGTTGACGTAGGTCACCCAGGTGTCCGAGTACCCCGCGTAGAACGAGTAGGGCTGCCCACCACGGTTGGTGAACACGGCGTTGGTCGCCAAGCTGGACCCGAAGGTGACGGTGACCACCTCGGAGACAGGCGTTCCGACGCCCGTGTGCAGAGCGTCAGGGACAAGCTCGGAGCCGCGAGGCCACTGGACGGTCTGGCCCAAGCCCGCCTTGGTGCCGAACTTGACCTGGAGCAGGTTGGTGTTCGTGAGCGACGAGAAGATCGTGTACTGACCGGAACCAACCGGGCCAGGAGTCACGCAAGTGAAGATGAACGTGTCATCCGTGACGCGGCTGTAGTAGAACGTCGCGAATGCCTTGTAGTCCGGGGGAACCGGATCCTTGAGGGTGATGACCCGGCTCGCGCCGTCCACCGCTGTGACCGTCGCTGCCGGGCGGCCGAGGGCATCCCGCAGGGTGCGGCCCACGCGGACGATGACGAGGTCGGGGCGGTTGGTGACGAGATCCTGGCGCGTGTTGGTCACGCTATTGTACGTGGACGTGCCCAGGGTCGTGTTGCGGCCGTTGCCCGTGGTCGGAACCTCGGGCAGGTAGAACTGCGTGCTCGACGTGATGGCCGGAATGACCGTCGTGTTGACGACGCGGGCGCACTCAACCTGCCACATCTTGTCGTCCA